GGTAGTGGTGTGCTGAGTTTTGCCACTATTGACTCTGCATTTATTGAAACACCGCAAACATTTACAACCAGTAAAGTTATTGCTGCCAATATTAATGCAGGAATGATGGGACCGACAGTTACCATCAATTCAGGAATATCGATTACTGTCGGGACTAACTCTTATCTTACTATACTTAAGTAATCATGGCATACGGAAAAATTAAAGCAGATACCCTTGTTTATGACAATGGTGGTTCTGATGTAGAAATCACTGTAGATACCATTCCAAATAAAGCTGGCCTTGCTTCGCCTGCATTTACTGGTACTCCTACAGCACCTACAGCATCTAGCGGTACTAATACCACTCAAATAGCTACTACAGCGTTTGTTGATGCTGCTGTACCAGATATTAGTGGGAAAGCTGACTTAGCTAGTCCTACATTTACTGGTACGGTTACTATTCCAGCAGGTGCAAGTATTGCTGATATTGGTACAACAATTCAAGCATATGATGCAGACACAGCTAAACGGGATACTACTAATACATATACTGCACTTCAAACAATGAATGCAGGTATTACTATTGATGGTGCTTATACCCAAGCATTTGACGTAATTACACCCGCGACAAGTCCAGCAATTGACTGTTCACTGGGTAATTATTATACTCTTGACCTTTCATCCACTAATGTGTCAGGTACTTGGACTTTTACCAACGTACCTACTACAAGCTATACGTTATCAATAGAAATTACTACAGGCGCGTCAACTACTATTGTCTGGAATAGTGTTTCCGTTAATGGAGGTAGTGCGGCTAATACTATTAAATGGAATGGTGGTAGTGCCCCTGCATTTGCTGCATCTAAACCACATGTATTGATTCTCTCTACTGATGACACTGGTGCATCGTGGTATGGCTCTGCTCTTGTTGACTATGCTGTTGTTTAATTATGGATACTAATAATCTAAAAAAACTGCAGGCTGCAAGTGCAGCAAGTACAGGTGGTAGTAGTTCTAGTGGTTGGGAAATTCTTGCTTATACAGATTACCCAAAAAAAACTGAAGCTTTTGCAAATTTTAATGATTGGACGACGGGATACACAAATGGAGCACCATCCACGCTACAAACTTTTAACGGCAATAGAACAACCATACCAGCTACCTTTGATACCAGCGTGCCTATCGATAGGTTTGGGAAGATAGGTAGACATGAATTTCAGAGTCATACTGAAACTGATTCAGGAGCTAATAACAGAACTTCTGAAGGAGATGGTGATGGTTGGTATTCTGCAGCTTATAACAAAACCAATTTAACTAAAATTGCACTTGTTGGGGTAAACGGCAGTGATACCGTAGATCTGACTAACCCAACAAATAGTACCAACCACCTTGTCTATAACTTAGTTGGGACATCAGGTACTGAATCTGATGCTGATATGGGTACAGGTACTTATACTGTTATTAGCTTATTACAAACATTGGCTTTGTATAATAGAAATAATACTACGTGGCACAGCAATGGCACCATAACTAGTGACGCTACTAATCACAATTTGTTATTTAACGGACCTAATTGCCGTAATTTTACATCAGGTGGTGGCTCTAGAACTCAAGCAGGGTACAGCGGTGTTCTTCAATCTGCAGCTGGTAAAATGCACCACATTGGTGATGTTGGCACCGATAGTGGGGATGAGAGTATTGATACAACTAATTACCCAAATTTATTTTGTTTCTGGGGTATTGATTTAGATTCTGACCATGATACTCAAGTATGTGCTGCATACTATGGCGGTGGTCCTTCTGTTGGCTCACATAACCCCTATGGAGATTATATGGCACTAGGAAGATCTAATGATATGGGTTTATCCTCTCAACCTTTAGCCACTCAAACCACGTATTTAAAAAAAGATAGATGGAGAAATACACATGTTGCTTGGACGTTTTGGAGTATGTGGGGTAATGATTGGCATACTGATTCACTACGACGAAACATATCTGGTAGTGGTGTGACTACTGATCCAACTACTGGACATACGTTCACTCAAGACGAAGCCACAACGAGCGCACAAACACCATCAGCTGCCAACTTATACCGTAATGAGGGTACTGATTATACGTTTACGTCTGGTGGCCCATCTACAGTTTTATCTTGGCAAACTCCACCTGGAACTGTAACTCCAAAGAATGACGTAACTGTAGACCCAAGCCTATACATGTGTCAAAAAGTGTACCTATTAGGATATTAAAATTATGAATGAATTAAGAAATCAATCAGACGGTTCTGTAGTAATTGAGCCTGTATTTAGACGATTAGTCAATGCTTCTTTGCCTACACCGTTAACAGCGGAAAGTGCTAATTTAGTAGGATACGATCTTCTTCTTGAAGGTCACCGACCAGGCATTAACTCTGTATATGAGCAAACTGTCAGAGATGGTGAAGAAGAAATTGACAGCAAATGGTACACTAAATATAAATTAGTGACATTAGATGCTGTGGGTGTCGATAGCAGCAAAGCGTCGGCAGAAAGAAAGCAGCGTGATGAACTTCTCTCGCGTTCTGATTGGACTCAGCTTGCTGATAGCACTGCTGATAAAGCAGCTTGGGCTACTTATCGTGCAGCGTTGCGTGACTTGCCATCAGCAGAAGGCTTCCCACACACTATTACTTGGCCTAAAGAACCATCTTAAACTAATGCTTGAAGCTTCTATATCTGCTGCTGTAGCTTTTGTTGCGGCAGCAGCTGCATATGCAAATAAAGTAAATACTCGTTTTGTTGAACAAGAGCGTCGCCTTGATGGTATTGAGCTTCGTATTGCTGAAAAGTATGTAACACGAGAAGAGCTATCTTCTTCATTGGCAAAATTTGAAGACCATATGGTTCGTATAGAACTTAAGCTGGACTCGCTTGTTCATTCGTTCATTGCTCAAAAGAAAAACTAATTAATTACCTTTATGACATTTCTCAGGGAAGCCGCTAAATGGTATCAAGGGGAGTCTCATCAAGATAAAGCTTGGGACGATTTGGAATCCCAACTTCCTTCCTTTCTTGTTGATACTTTTAAGACAGCGTATAGAGATTCTCCTACACCTTTACCAGTTACCATCTCAGACGGCTTAGGCTGGGATGAAATAATCTCTTTGGCCAAACAATCTGGTGCTAAGTTTCCTGAGTGTGTTGCAGCTCAGTGGGCTCTTGAATCAGGGTGGGGTCAGTTTACCTCTGGTAAGAATAACTACTTTGGTATTAAAGGTAAAGGTACTGTTAAGACGACTTGGGAAGACTATGGTTATGGTCCTATTACTATCCAAGATTCCTTTAAGGATTTTAATACACCATACGATTGCATCAATTATTTGATCACTCGCTGGTATAAAGATTATAACGGATATCTAGGTGTTAATAGGGCTTACACCCGTGAGGAGTGTGCTCGTCTTCTTAAATCTGAAGGCTATGCAACTGACCCTAGTTACTCAACAAAACTAATTAAATTAATGAACAGTAATGATTGAAATTCTAGGTATTAAATTCAGTATTGAAGCACTTGGTTTTCTAGGTGCTTTTGTTTTGTCTGAAGTTATTGGTGCTTCCAAGTTAAAAGAAAATTCTATTGCTCAGCTTGCTAAATCAGCAATTGATACTCTTAAGCCAACCAGAAAGGAAGACGAAAAAGTAGTTGAGGTTCGTAAGGCAGTTGAACTGCTTCGCCAAACACTACGTCAACTTGGTGATTAATTATGACTAAACGTGCAAACGAAGATCTCTTTGATGAGCTTCATTCTTTATTGACTAACGAACTTGTTGGACGTATTAAATCAGGAGAGGCTTCTACAGCTGATCTACGTGCTGCTATTGACTGGTTAGCTAAGAATGACATCACTGGGCTACCTGTTTCGGGTAGTCCTCTTGCTTCACTAATGGGTACGATTCCTGAACTCACATTTGATGATGTTCAAGGTTATATCTAATGGCTATTGCCAAAAAAAATCCAAAGATTAGTGAGGCAACACGTCGTGCTCGCCGCAAATATAACGCGACCACTAAAGCTAAAAAACGACGTGCAGCTTTAAATAAAATTAACCGTAATAAAGGTACTTACGGTAACGGGGACGGACTAGATAATAGCCATAAATCTAGTGGCAGAACTGTTAAGGAAAAGGCGTCATCTAATCGTAGACGTAACGGTAACAACGGTAAATCCAAATTTAAAAAATAAATTCCTAATGAGCCAATGGAAACTCCCCGAAGCCTCATGCATGATCTCCTCACGTTTCGCAGTGGTGATGCCAAACGAATGTGGAGAGAAATCATTAAGGAACGGGATGGATATTGTTGTGTCTACTGTGGGTCTACCGAAGACCTGACTATTGATCATGTAATCCCTCAATGTAAAGGAGGGCCTACTACTGCTTCAAATTGTGTAACTGCTTGTCGTTCTTGTAACCAATCAAAGGGAAGTAGTGATTGGAGTGACTGGATACAAAAAAATCAACTTATAAAACATTATGCCTGCCAATAGAGACCCGAGAAAGAAATCACGTACAGCTAGAAATCGTCGTACTTCTTCTAGTAATAGATCCGTAAGGTCTAGAGCTTCAGCTAAAGATACACCCAAACCTACTTCTTCTTCTACACGTAGTAGTACCAAAGGGACCAGTAAAAAAGTTACCTATGGTAAGGGGGAAATTAAATCAAAACGTTTAAGGCAAGCCCTGGACGGTCCAAAGAAGACAACCAAAAAAACACCAGCCAAGACTCCTCCAAAAACTACTCAGGTCAAAACCAAACCTGCTTCCAAAACACCGAGAGGAGCACAGGGACCACGTACAGCACCACAGCAAGGCCCGTCTCAAAGAGTTAATACCAGGGGACTTATTGGTTCTAAGCCAACTAAACCTAAGACTACAGTAAAACCACCCCCAACTCAGAAATATCGGCCTCGTGTTGACAACATTTCTGACCAAATTAGGCAAGCTAAAAACATAAAGAATAAAAACGCTGCTCGGAAACTTTTAAGGGCTGGTGGTACTGCTGCTCAGATTAGACGTGTTCTTATGGCTAGTAATCCATACACTTTAGCAGCAACTATTATTGGTTCAGATATTATGAATCGTGGTGTTGCTGATGCAACTTTGAAGGGTAAGCCAGTTGCAGCTAAGCCAGGTCGTAATGCTGGAAACTACAACACCCGTGATGCTGATGGCACTATTCGTTCACGGAAGCGTGTTGGTCCTAAAAAGGTAGGTACTGCTGAGCAAGCATTTGACAAAGCTTATGCGGCTGCTAAGAAAGCTGGTAAGACAACTTTTACCTTTGATGGTAAATCTTACAGCACTAAATAAATTTTTTATTTCGTTCAATTAATTTTATTATTATTATGTCTGCAACTACAATCTCTTCTGATTCATTTCTGAACACAGCTAAAACTATTGTCCCACTTGCCTATGCAAGCGACTCTGTAGCCCTCACTCAAGCAGCTGCTAATGCTGCTTCTGCTGACTACACAGTTAAAGATCTTTTGGCCCTCATTGATACAGCACAGATCGCTCGTACTAATCAATCATCATCCATTGGTGGTTCCAGCGTAGTGGATGCCTGATGTCTCTTTATCGTAATATTAATAAGCGTAAGAAGGCTGGTACTTCTCGCTCTAAAAAGAAATCAACTGTATCAGCTAAATCATATGCAAATATGAAAGCTGGTTTTCCTAAAAAGAAAAAATAGTGTCTTTTCGCCTTAATTCTTTTAAGGCTGTAGCTACTTGGTTAGATAAAAACTTTCCGCTGCCTCTTGCATATTTTTGCAAGGGGTGGCTTTTTGCTTTAGAGGATGCGTGGATCGCCTCTAAGGCGGCTGCAGCTGTTGAGAAGGGGATTGCTCCTATTCAACCTTTAGACCCTGTTGTAGATCCTCCTGAGTATCACTCAGAGCCTTCAGAAGTTAAGGGGTTAGATATTATTAGTTTAACAAATGGATTTTCAAAGAAACGAAAATACTGACTACATGTTTTCAGTATTGACATCACCAAAAATAACTGAAATGAGTCGTGGTCGCATTCAACCAATGTCGCCACAGCAAGCTGCTGGTTTGCTTGGGTCTTGGATGGTGGAGACCGGTGACCCTACTCTTAGAAATTTAGACGTTGTTGAAAAGCAAGCTGGAGCTGGGAGAGGACTTTCCCAATACACAGGGGTCAGACGTATTCCCTATGACCGTGCTCGTGCTGCTGCTCTTTCTTCTGGTTTAGACCCCAATCAAGCTTCTTGGCAGATGCAATACTTTGCTGATGAGTACTCAGGTAAATATGATCAACAAGGTCGGTCTCTCATCGGGTGGACAAGATCTCTTGAACAACTTCCGCCTAACCTTTCGTCTGGTGATTATGCAGAGTTAATTACTGGTTCCGCTGCTAAAGGTCAAGGGTATTTTCGCCCAGGTGTTCCTCATGTTGATAGACGTAGACAAGCAGCACAACAAGTCTTTAAAGCTTACAATCAACCCGCTAAGCCTAAAAATATTCCAACACCTGCGGTTGCTAAAGATAAACCCAAACAAAAAGGTTTCTTAGGAGCAATAACAGACGCTGTTCAACGTCTAGGTATTCCACTTCGACGTAGACAATAACTTATGGATTTAATTGAATTAGATAATAAGATACGAAGTGATTTTCGTGTCTTTCTTTCTTTGATCTGGAAAGAACTAGATCTCCCTACACCCACTCGTGCTCAACTCTGTATAGCGGACTACTTACAGAATGGCCCTAAACGATTACAGATCTCTGCTTTTCGTGGTGTAGGTAAAAGCTGGATTACTGCTGCTTTTGTTCTATGGACACTTTACTGTGAACCTGATCGTAAGGTCATGGTGATCTCTGCATCAAAAGAAAGAGCAGATAACTTCTCTATCTTTTGTCAGAAACTAATCATAGATATACCTTGGCTTAATCATCTCGGCCCTAAAGATAATGATCAACGCTGGAGCCGTATATCTTTTGATGTTGGTCCTGCTAAACCTCACCAAGCACCTTCAGTAAAAAGTGTAGGAATAACAGGCCAAATGACTGGCTCTCGTGCTCATTTAATGGTCTTTGACGATGTGGAATGCCCATCCAATAGCCAGACAGATATGCAACGTGAGAAGCTCCTCCAATTAGTTACTGAAGCGGAATCTATTCTTACACCTGATGACGACTCACGAATACTTTTTCTCGGGACACCGCAAACGACATTTACGGTCTACCGAAAATTGGCGGAACGTTCTTACAGACCTTTCGTGTGGCCAGCACGTTATCCCCAGGACACCACCAACTATGAGGGGCTCCTCGCTCCCCAGTTGGTTGCAGATATTGAGAAAGGAGTGGAGGCAGGAACACCCACCGATTCCCGATTCTCTGATCTAGATCTGATGGAAAGAGAGAGTGCTATGGGGCGCTCTAACTTTGCTCTCCAATTTATGTTGGATACATCTCTGTCTGATGCAGAGAAGTTCCCCCTTAAATTTCAAGACCTTATCGTCACCCCTGTTGGTACTGAATGTGCAGAGCGGTATGCCTGGTCTGCTGATCCGAGATACATGATCAAAGATCTCAACCCCGTAGGACTGCCCGGAGATCGCTTCTATGGGCCTATGTTCATTGATGAGGGTATGTGTGACTATAGCGAGACAATCGTCTCTGTAGACCCTTCAGGACGTGGTAGCGATGAGACATGTGCAATGGTCCTGTCTCAAGCAAATGGTTATGTCTTTGTTAGAGATATGCTTGCCTTTAGAGATGGTTACTCAGATGACACTCTTTCTCGTATCGTTAGGTTGGGCAAGAAATATAAAGCCTCTCGCCTTCTCGTAGAATCTAACTTCGGAGACGGCATGATATGTGAACTCTTTAATAGACACATCCAACAACAATCAGCAAACTTCTCTACTGAAGAAGTTAGAGCAACAGTCCGTAAAGAAGAACGTATCATCGACACACTAGAGCCGGTGATGAACCAACACAAATTAATTATTGATCCTAAGGTATTTGAATATGACTATTCCAGCAATCCTGATGCATCTCCTGAAAAACGATTGGAGTACATGCTCGGATATCAAATGTCGCGTATGTGCAGGGAGAAGGGAGCAGTAAAGCATGACGACCGAATTGATTGCATGAGTCAAGGCGTTCAATGGTTCATTGATTCCCTCGCTCAATCAGCCCATAAACAACAAGCTCTTCGTAAGCATGAAGAATGGAATCTTATGATGACCATGCTTGAAGAACAGCCACAACTAAGCACAGATATCCTTGCTACAGGTGGATCCTTTAAATCCTTGAAATCCCTTCCCACATCTAAGGTCTGGGACTGGACTTGAAAAGTGGCACCAGTTAAGCAAGAGGAGTGGTGTCCTTTTGTGTGGATATTGCGGTAAGGAAGACACCAGATGAAATTACATCGTGTCTTCTTTCCCTTTCTTTCTACGCTAGATAACCAAAAATTAAATCAAGACCCTGGACCGTGAGAACCGGCGTCCCTTTTGGCAACTTTGGGGGGCAGACAAGTTTGTGGGGATCACTGTATATAGAGAAAGTCTTTTAACGGAGACACATCTCAAAGCACTTGCAAAAGGCTTTACAAATGTTTGAGATGTTAGTTAAAGATGTACCTTATACACGGAACGTGTCCGAGGTATTCTACCTAAAAGACAACAAATGATATTATTATTATTTATATTTTATATTAAAACATAAACTAAAAATGATCTAATAACATTAAATAGACTATATTATATACATGGTACGCCGAAGGCGTTCTTATG